TTATCCAAATTGTCTAATAGAACATCACCATTACCGTCAAGTAGTTGTGCGAGTTTTTTTGCGTTACTGTCAGCCATTCTCTATTTCCTAAATTGGTAGATATCTAAATCGCAACGTAGCACCACTTAAAGGTGCAGTTGTGAATGTTAAAGTTGTGCCTGAAATTGTATAGTCCGTAGTCGGCTCCAAGCATACACCGTTTTCAAAAACCAAAACTGACTCTACCGTGTGTCCAGTTGTGATTGTAAAATCTGTTGTTGAACCATCTCCAGTTGCACTTGTCGAAGAATAACTAAGAGATAGTTTTGCATTTGTAATAGAGTTATCTGCAACTGTATCAATCGTATTGTTCGATGATGCAAGTTGGATAACTTGAATATTGTTTGTCCCACTTGGGGGTGCAGAAGTAAAGATTAAGTCTTCACCACTTGTTGTGTAAGCATAACTTGAACCATATCTCTGATAAACATTGTCTACGAATACAAGAAGGTTTGCACCACTACCAGCAACAGGAACTCTTCCTAGTTGAAATGTAGTAGTCGAACCATCTCCGTTGAATGTATCAATGAATGGAGAAGAGTTAGTCCCCTCTGCAACGAGTAACTGTCTACCCATGTAGACAATAGAACCTCTGTCTGCGGCATCTGGTGCTTCAGAAAAAGTAATGTAACCAACACCATTGATAGTGCTAGCACTGTATGAATATTCAGGCTCTTGAACAATACCACCAAGAACTACCAAAAGTTGGGTAGGATTGGATACAGCGTAGTCCAACTGATATGTAGTAGTTGAACCATCACCAGTAATCACCTGTCTGTCAAATGAACCGTATGCTGGTTCTGCACCTATGTATGCCATTTAGTTTCTACCTTTAAATTTCTTTATCATATTTATTCAGACTCAAATTCATCCCAAGATTGGCCTTCTTCATTCCAAGTATAATTATTACCATCATCTGGATATGCAATAGGGGCTTCCCACAGATAAGTTTCTGTATTAAGTGTCCAACTAGAGTACGGCTGGGGTGGAATGAATGCGTTACGATCATGGTCATATGTGAAGCCGATGCTAGCATAATTCTTACGCTCTCGGCCGTCGTCTCCAGTGATGACAGACTGATCTGCCGCCGCTTCATTAGTCTCAGGGTCGTAATAAACTCCGCCCCATATGTTATATGAAGTTTTAAGCCATTCACCGGGCTCTGTGTCTACGAAAGTATCGAAAAACTCAGGCCCTGCAACGATGACCTCAGTCACGACACTATCTTTTATTTTTGCATAATGTGCCATTTTGTTTCTCCGTTAGTTAATTAAAGTTGGTAACGTACAATTACGATACCAGATCCGCCAGTGCCAGAGCTACCTTCACTTTGACCGTTGCCTCCACCACCACCGCCTCGGTTTGCGGTTCCGTTTTGTGCGAGAGTGCCACCGCCAGCGCCGCCGTTGCCTCCACCGCCGTTACCGCCGTTTGAAACAGTTGTTCCGTTATGGGTTCCACCGCCGCCGCCGCCAGCGTAATAAGTACCAAGTGATTTCCAGTTAACACCAACACCACCATTGGCACCAATTGTACTTCCGCCAGCCGCAGGAGTTGCTCCAACACCTCCAGCGCCACCGCCGCCACCTGCGGGCCAGTTTGGTGGTGCATTATCACCTTGATTGCCACCAGCGTAACCTTGACCTGATGTTCCAGCACCACCAGTTTGAGTGCCAGTACCTTCATTACCAGCGCCGCCGCCAGAGCCACCAGAACTTGGCGAGCCTGCAGTTCTACTTCCACCGCCGCCACCGCCAATTGCGGTTTGACCAAATGCCGTTGAATTTCCACCAGACCCACCAACAGCGGTGGAACTTCTTGAAGCACCACCGCCACCAATCGTAATTGAGTATGTCTGTGTAGATAAACTTACTGTTGAATCAATAAGCCCACCAGCGCCACCGCCGCCGTTAGCACCAGAACCGCTTCCGTGACCACCACCACCGCCACCGGCAACTAGGAGATAGTCTGCTGTTACGCTAAACCCAGACGGGACAACAAGTGAAGATGAAGAATTAAATGTATGATAACGATAATCGCCAGAAGTTGTAATTGTCCCCCCTGTTGGCAATCCAACAGCAGTTTTATTGACACCAGAAGATTGAGTAGAATCTGCATTGGTTACTTTAATTGTGACTGCACTTCCAGCAGTTACATTAGAATATACTGCACTAGGAACTGTAACTGTTGCACTAGTATCAGATGTTGCAGTAACATTGACATCCTCATCAATTGAGTCTGATGATTGTGTGAAGTTTACTGTGATTGTGTCTGAAAGGAAACCTTGGCCAGTAAGTGTTAGGGTTGTTTCAGCACCAGCATAAATTGTTCCAGTAACAGAATCAAGTCTTGTTTGTTCTGCCGCAATCTTTAACCATTGAGAACCATCATAATATTCCATAACGCCCAAGTCTGTATTGAATCTTTGAGCACCAGTGTATGAAGTACTTGGTCTTTGTGCGGTTGTTCCAGCAGGAAGTGTGAACTGTCCTGTAGAAGTGTTGTCTGAATCTGAAACCGAAGTTGCATCTACAGAGATGTTATCCAAATTAGATAATAGAACATCACCGTTTGCGTCTAAGAGTTCTGCAAGATTTTTATTTTTACTAGCCATTAGTTCTGATACCTTACCATAATTGGAAGTCCACTAGATGGTGCGAAAGTCATCGTCACCACTCCAGTAGATGAATTAACTGAATAGTCCGTAGTCGGCACCATCATAACACCGTTATAGTATACCCATGCACTGTTAGTATTAACACCAGCAGTTGTGAGTGTAAATGTAGTCGTAGAACCATCACCAGTGAAATTATCAATATTCCAATCTGGGCCTCTACGAACAATACCACGAACACCTAAATGTTTTACTTCAATTTCTGCAGCACTGTCTGGCGCAGAAGTGAATGTAAGAGTTGTTCCAGAAAGACTATAGTTAGTCGTTGCTTTCTGAACAATACCATCAACCATCACCAACAAAGTATTGACATTTGCTGGAGTTTCTGATAGTGTAAAATCTGTTGTCGAACCATCACCAGTTAAATTATCTGTAGTGAAGGTTTTCATCTGTTCTGTCAACTGAGTCGCACCAATCGAATTGTTTGGAGGAGTCATGTTGTAAGGGCCGATACCCTTATGAATTACATAGATAGATGCAGAAGATGAAACCGATTCCGAGAAGTTTAGAATTCTTGGACGGTTAGAACTATCTTCATGGACTGAATATGCAACATCGGGTTCTTGACGAACATTGTCAAAAAGAACTTCAATATTACCAGCTTCACTGCCTGGAACATCAATGGTCAACTCAACCGCATTTGAATAAGTTCCGTGAGCACCAGTAACAGAACCGAAGTCACTTCCACTATAGTCCTCTTTAGGGAATGTAGTGGAGACTTGGTTTATAAATGGAACACCGATATATGCGTCTGACATTATTCTCTACCCCTTATGCAACATCTTCTAGAATTGAACATACTACATCACATGTTGATGCAGTTGCGTATACTCTAACTTGATCGTCACCGTTTAACACAACCTTCTGACCTGACACCACCTTCAAAGCACCGCCCGATGGGATTGGTGCATTTTTCACAATGTGATATGATGCAGTTCCAGATGAATCATACAACTGAACAGTAACCTGTACCGCAGATGCACCTGTATTTGCAACGTCAAGTTCAATCAGAATTGAGTTAACAGCAGAACCATTGTTTGCAGTATAGACAGTAGTTGGTGAAGAACTATTAGTACTCACACTTGTCGCAAATGCGTTTTTAAAATTGTTTGCCATTCTAACTTCTTCCTTTGTTTATATACTCTTATTTATAACGATTATCCTAGTGCAACACCAATTGCAATAGAAAATCCTTCAGTCGCCATAACACCACCAGTAGTAGGATGTGACATGCTGATTCCGTTTTCGTCTATTAATGCACCGTTCATATAAATATTTCTCCACTCTTTGCCACTCTCACCTAAATCATAAGTGTTTGTTGCATTGGGAACAATATTAGATGTTAAGTCTGCATTAAACGTAACACTATCTGTATCTGCATCACCAAGGGTAATATTACCATCAGCAGTTATATTTCCTGTTGCATGTAAATTACCAGTTACTTGGATACCGTTAGTATCTGTTGTAAGTTTTGTACTCGAACCATATTGTAGATTAACTCCACTTGTGGAATCAATGTTTAGATTACCAGTTCCATCATGTTTAATAATGGAATTTGAAGCATCATGGTATAGTTGCAAGTCATCACCTGTACCCATCTTAATGCGATAGGTAGATGCACTTGTTGAATCTTCAAAGTCAATTACGTTAGGTAGTAATACAGTAGACAAACCATTTTGCAATTCTTTGATTGCTTCCAATGTATCTGTTACTGAAACACCGTTTACAGTTGAGGGTAAGTTTGCAATATCACCAATATCAGTAGCAAGTTGATTAAACTCAACTCTCCACTCTTCAAAAGTAAAACTTGCTGGTGCGTTTCTATCTGCCATTATTTTTTATCCACTAATTGCAATAAGAGGTCTTTAATTTCGTGCATCTCGCACTTTAGATTATTTATGTCTCTTACTGCACTCCTAAGTTCATCC